CAGCTCCACCGGCAACCCCGGCGCGGCCAGCTCCACCGGCTACCAGGGCGCGGCCAGCTCCACCGGCGACTACGGCGCGGCCAGCTCCACCGGCAACCACGGCGCGGCCAGCTCCACCGGCTACCAGGGCGCGGCCAGCTCCACCGGCTACCAGGGCGCGGCCAGCTCCACCGGCAACCACGGCGCGGCCAGCTCCACCGGCTACCAGGGCGCGGCCAGCTCCACCGGCGACTACGGCGCGGCCAGCTCCACCGGCAACCACGGCGCGGCCAGCTCCACCGGCGACTACGGCGCGGCCAGCTCCACCGGCAACCACGGCGCGGCCAGCTCCACCGGAAAGGGGTCCTGCGCTATCTCATTGGGTATAGAGGGGAAAGCCAAAGCAGCCGTCGGCTGCTTCATAACATTGGCCGAGTGGAAAGAAATATCAAACGAATGGCACCGCGTGGATGTGAAGTCGGTTAAAGTGGGCGGAAAAGAGATCAAGGCCGACACATGGTACTCACTGAAAGACGGAAAGTTTGAAGTTGTTCTTTGAAAATTTTGTCGCGGTGCCAAGTAACCTGGGGCGATTGGAAACCAGGTTAAAAGTTCCCAAAGGGAAACCTGCCGCGACAAACAAATATGCGCCGTTCCTCCTCGGAGTAAATAGGCGCAGAAAGGTGCGGCGGCGTGGAAGGACACGCAACGACACGGGCGTATGGCTGTGAACCCGTTTGACCACAAAATAAAGCCATTATCCAGCCGGTATCAAGCCCGGCCCGCACCAAAGATTTAAGGCGGCGTGACGTACGGCGTGAGTTTTTGGCGAAACATTCTGCTCGCGCGAAGGCAAAGCGGGTTAAACTCCCGCCCGCCGCCAGATTTAAAGCGATCATGATCGACGAGAAAAGGAAAAAACCATGTACCTGTTTTTTGATACCGAGACTACCGGCCTTCCTCAGAACTGGAAAGCGCCTATCTCCGACCTGGACAACTGGCCGCGCCTGGTGCAACTGGCCTGGCTGGCGTACGGAAAGAACGGAAACGAGCTCGACCGCGGCGCGTATATCATCAAGCCCGTCGGCTTCGAGATACCGGAAGCGGCCTCAAAGATTCACGGAGTTACCCACGCGAAGGCCGTGTCTATCGGGGAATCCCTGCAAATGGTCCTCAACGTTTTACACCATCAGATCAGCATGGCCGGAGTGATCATCGGACACAACATAGAGTTCGACTGCAACATCGTAGGCGCAGAGTTCCTCCGGAACAAACTGCCCCGTATCACCCCGGCCAGGCGGCGGATATGCACGATGCTCGGCTCGATGGATTACTGCGCGCTGCCGCGCAATAAATGGCCGAAGCTCACGGAGCTGCACAACAAGCTGTTCGGGTGCGACTTCGAAGGCGCGCATGACGCCGGTTCGGACGTGGCGGCTACCGCCAAATGCTTTTGGGAACTGCGGCGCCTGGGCGTCATAAAGATTTGAGTTATTAAGAAACGAGTAAAGGAGAAAAGTATGGGCATACTGCCGACAGTAGCAAACAAGCCAAAGATGGGCATCCCGGAGCATTTCAAGATGATCATCGAAGGCCCGAGTAAAGTAGGAAAGACCACGTTCGCCGCGAGCTTCCCGGGCGCGGTGATGATAGAGTGCGAGCCGGGCGGCGCGGCGTTCGTGAAGTGCCCGGTGCTGGACCTGACTAAGGGCAAGGATCCCTTGAAGGGCCTGCGCATGGCCATCGAAGCGCTGCAGACCGACACACAGTACAAGACAGTCATCCTGGACACCATCGACGCCGCGGCGGACCTGGTGTCAAAGGATATCTGCGCGCGCCTCGGTATCGAGACGATAGCCGACGCACCGGCGAAACAGCGCCACGGTGTACAGTGGGAGAAATACAAGAATGAAGTTACCGGCCTGGTCGGGGCGCTGATAGCCCTGCCGAAGAGCATTATCGTGCTCGGACATACCAAGCCGGCCACGTACGACGGCGAGGGTGATAAACGCATTATGCGCAATCCGGAGGGCCTAGACATCTACGGGAGCGCGGCGCGGATCCTGTACGCCAGGGTGGACAACATCGGCCATCTGAAGGTGATGAACGAGGGCGGAGTGATGAAGCGCGTCCTATCGTTCAAGGCCGGCATCGACTGCACACGTGGCAGTCGTCACCCCATGCTCTGCGACAAGGAGATCATCCTGCCAGCGGCAAACGGGTATTCGGTATTCGAACAACTGTTCCAGGAGGCAAAATGAGGTGGAACATGAACAACGACGGAATGGGTAAGCGGTTTGAAAAGGGCGTACGCTATGATCTGATCGTATCGCGCGGAGAAGAGGGGGAATCCAGCAATAAGGGGACGCCTTTTCTCAAAATATACTTCGAGACGCCCGACCTTGAAAAAGCTTACGACAAGACGCTATACAACACGGAGAAAGCGGCTTATCGCATGATCGAATGGGCGAAGGCCATGGGCTTCCCTTACGAGGGAGATGTGGATATCCCTACGGACCGCATGGCCGGAATACACATCACGGCGGAATGCTCATACCGAAAGGCGGACGACGGGAAAGAGTATCTGGAATGGATAAACCCGCTCCCGGTCAAGATAAGTTCCCCGGCCGCGGCGTCAAGAAAACCGGCCACAGTTAAGGAGGAAGAGGACGACCACATTCCCTTCTAAACCATGAAAGTATCCTTCCCCAAAACATACGGCGAACCGCTCTACGAGGTAGAATACCGTGCAAATATAACCGGAAATGGAGGCCGGTATTGCATCGATGGTAAACGCGTGAAGCGAGTGTCCACAATCGTGGAACGGTTTCCGGACACAAAGGAAGGACTTATCGACTGGTCCAAGGAGCGCGTCGCTATAACGGCGGCGCGTCTCCTTAAAGACCGGGTAAAGGAACACCCTGGGACCGGAAACAGGTTCTGCTATTTTCCCGCCGAACAGATAGACATGATAGTGGATGCCGCCTACCGCAACCCGGACGAGATCAAGGAAGAAACAGCCGACTGCGGAACCGGAGTGCATGACTTCTGCGAAGAGTTCCTGGAAGCTGGCGGAACGGAAGAGGCGCGCAAGCAGATCTGCGCTAATTATATGCTTCCGGCAGACGTCCACTTGCTGGAAATATTGCAAGCGCAAACCGAAACCAAAGACATGACGGACACAGATCGCAATTTGTTCTATGACAAAATGCGCTCTTACATGTTCAACAGGTTCGCCAGAGAATGGATGAAGTCTGGCTATACCTACCTCGGTTCGGAGATCATGGTCGGAAGCCGCAAGCACGGATTCGGCGGGCGCATAGATATACTGGCGCGGGATCGTAATGACCGATTAGTTCAACCGGACTTAAAGACGACAAAACATATCGCTCCGAAAATGTTCTCGCAACTCGCTCTTTATAAGCTGGCATTCGAGGAACAATATGGAGAGAAAATACACCGGAGCTTCATTATTCATATACCCAGGGAATGGACCGAACGAAATCAAGGGTGGGGAGTTTATTCTCTGCCTCTCGCGAGTTATAAAGCGATAGCGCTTTCTTTAATTCGCTATTGGCCACAGACGGACTTTAGCGCGGCCGATTGCCGCAAGGACTGTTTAATATGAAAACGAAAACAAAAGACATCTGCATATTCGACCCAGGGAGCATCGAGCTGGCGTTCACCGGCAAGATCAGCAAGAACACACTGCCGGCCGTGCGCGAGGCCTGGACCAACTGGCTCGCAAGCTTCGACGCAAAAAACCTTGAGACCGACCAGGACTTCACCGACGCGGCGAAGTTCGTAACCGAATGTAAGCGCGTGGAAGAGCGCCTGGACGGAATACGCGAGAGCGCGCTGAAGGGCGACGTGTTCAAGGCCATTAAAGAACTCGAAGAGATGAAAGAAACCACCCGCCAGAAGCGCCTGGAGTTCGACCGGGCCGTTACCGCTCGGCGCGCCGATATCCGGACCAACGCCATAAATCTTGCCATGGACCAGCTGGAGGCCGCACTGGCCACGCTACCACACCATAGGCAGACGCGTAATCAGGCTGAAGAGCCGAGTTCAATGCTCCTGCTGGCCATAAAGGGAAAGTCTGCCATGCTCAAAATGCAGGAAGCCCTGGAAACTGAATCCGCCAGGATCCTGTCCGAGGCCAAAAAATACTCGGACCGGTTCACGGAACTGGAAAAAAAAGTTTCTAACCTTTACGACGAATCCCATGAGACCCTGACCGGTTCCGAGATGGAAATGCTGGTTAAGACCCACTTTGAGGACGCTCCGGAGCGCGCCAAGTTTATTCTGCAACAGAAAAAAGTCGCGCGGGATCAGGCGGAACTGGATAAGCAGAAGGCCAAGCCGGAACCGGCCTCGGCACCACAGGCTCCGGCCGCAAGTGCCACCAAAGCAGCGAGTGCCCGCGCCATACGCTTCGGCGTCACGTTCGACTGCACGGACGCTGAAGAGACAGCGCGCGCCCTTGTTGCGATGGGCGGACGCAACGTCAAGTTTCAGTTAGCTAACGAAAATGGAGGGACAAAGTAAATGGCGAAAACATCAACAAAGAGTAAAGACGTGAAATTGGCCAAGCTGGCCAAGAAAATAACCGAAATGGGAGGGGGAATAGACGCGCAGGGGAATCTTAATATCCCGTTGAAAGGAAAGCAGGTACTGCACGGCTTCGATGGCAACCAGCTTAAAGGCACACTCTCCCCGGCCATACAGCTTGTGGTAGATATCATGCTCGACAAACGGGAAGCGCTTGAAAATACCAAGAACGCGCTGGAAAACGCTGTAGAGAAGGTTGAATCCGAAATGAACGCGGAAGGTGTTAAAACTGTAACCGCCTTAGACCGTCACAACCGGAAGTTCACCATCACGCTTAAGCCAGGCAAGACCAAGCTCGAAGTCAAGGCGGTGAAATGATCCGATATTTTATCGGAATAGACAACGGTGTGTCCGGCTCGGTGGGGATAATCCCCACCGAGGGCCGGGCGGCCTGGTTTAAGATGCCGGCGCGCAAAGAGCTGTCCTACACCAAAGCCAAGCAGTTCATCACCAGGATAGATATCCCTAGCTTGGCTGAAGCGTTTAACGCCGTAGTCCCATTGGATGCCGACATAGTCTGCAAGGTTGAGAGGCCGCTTACCCGGGTTAAATGGTTCAAGTCCGTTGTGAGCGGAATGCGGGCTCTGGAAGCCGTGCAGATATTTCTCGAAGGACGCAAGGTCTCGTACAGCTTCATCGATAGCAGGGAGTGGCAACGCGTAATACTACCCTCCGGGCTTAAAGGCACCGATGAGATGAAGGACGCTTCCGACGACATATGCCACCGCCTGTTCCCCCATATAAACGTGTTCAAGGGCGGCGGAGGGGATTCGCTTCTGATAGCTAAATACTTACATGATCGACAAAACTGAACTCGCGCGCCGTAAATTATTCGCGAAACTCGCGCACGAGATCATCGCTGTGTGGCCGGGTTACGCGGCACCGCGGCCGTCGGCTACCAACCGAACAGATCAGTGCATGCAGTGCGAGCTCGCGCATTCTCTGGATGGGCTCGTGACTGCCTGGATTGACGTGCGCGTCGGCAAGACCACGGAGGAGGAATTTAACAACGCGCTCACCAGGTGGTGGGCTGATAGAATGCACGCGGTAAACATATTCGGAATCAAGGAGACCAAATGAAAACAAAGACAGATAAAGCGCCGAAGATAGTCGCAGGCGCGGGTTATAAAGAGATAGAGCGCGGGGATTACAGATGTTGCGAGATCGGAAAAGAAAGCAACTTCCGGAAGGTGTTCAACGAGAAGGCAATAAAAGAGCTGGCCGACAATATAGCTAAAGTCGGGGTGTTACAGCCGATTATCCTGCGCCATGATCCGGCTAAGAAATACCCGGTTCTGGTTGCGGGTGAGCGCCGTCTGCGGGCCGCACAGCTTGCCGGGATCCAGACCATACCCGGCCGCATACTCGACATCACGGCCGAGCAGGCCCTGGAGGTACAGGCCTTGGAGAACCTGCACCGCAAGGATCTGACGCCCCTGGAAGAAGCCCGGGCGTTCAAAGCCCTGCTGGACGCCAAGGGCCACAACCTGGAGCAGGTAGAGGAACTTGCCGCCAGGGTAGATAAGAGCACGACCTATATCTACCGGGCGGTGCGGTTGCTGGAGCTTCCGAAAAAAGCCCTGGACAAAATCGAGGCCGGGGATTGGACTCCGGCGCATGGCCATCAGCTCCTGCGCCTGACCGCAGATACGCTCGACGATGCTATTGAATGGCTGGATGGCGGCGGTAGCACTGGCGGAGATGCGAATCCAAGCGCCCTGGCACTCAAGGAATACATCGAGGAAGAAGAACGCGATCTCAAAAAGGCGGCCTTCCCCACGGATAGACCTTACGCCGACTGCCAGGCCTGCAACGCTTGTAGTAAGAACACCACCAACCAGTCCAGCCTGTTCGATGGAGCGGAGAAAGGCAACTGCCTGGATCCTGAATGCTATGAGACCAAGGCCGCGCAGTCCCGCAAGGATCAGGTCGAGATCATGATGAAGACCTTGCCTGACGGGGTGAAGAACCTGTCCACCCGCACCAAGGACTGGAACGGAAACATTA